TGGACTGAAGGAGAATTAAATGCTTAAAAAGTTATTAAGCCAAAATAGCGAACTCCGCCCTGATGGAATCTATAACTGGAGCCTTCCAGCCTTTGCAATTAAATTAACTGACGGCACTAATTTTAATGTCTGCCCCGCTGCTGGTGCTTGCGCTTCTTTCTGCTATGCCCGAAATGGCACTTATCTTTTTAGTAATGTAAGAGGTCGCCATATACAAAACCTTGAGTATGTTCTTTACCATATCGAAGAGTGGAAGGCGCAGATGTTATCTGAAGTCCAACATAAGAAAATGAAAGGTCGCCACGTTCGAATACACGACGCAGGAGATTTTTTTAGTGATGAGTATTTAGAGGCTTGGCTCGATATAGCCAGACAAACTCCAGAAGTTACTTTCTATGCTTATACAAAAGAAGTAAGTCGTTTTAAGCGTATGGTCGAACCTAATTGCCCTGCTAACTTCCGCTACTTATATTCTATGGGCGGTAAAGAGGACCATTTAGTAGATAAAGATAAAGACCGCCATGCTGATGTATTTCCTGATGACGCTGCTATTTTAGACGCAGGTTATATGAACCAAGAGGCCTCTGATTTACTAGCAATTACTTTACCCACAACAAGGATAGGCATACCTGCTAACAACATTAAGCACTTCAATAAGAAAATGCAGCGCAGAACCTTTGGCGAATTACAAACAGAGAGAGATATGGCTAAAGAAAAGAAATTAGCAAATGGTTAGTTGGATAGCCTTGATCTTGGCTTTTGTGGCTTGGTGTACAGCCTCAATAGCCCTCGGCGTTGCTTTATGGATTTATTTCAAAGGACCAAAAATTAAGGAGTTAGATATTGACGACTTATTTGATGCCTTGCTAGAAGAAAACGATGCTAATATGTTCTTTCGAGAACGGCCTAGCGACGATTAGTTATCCCAATACTTGTAAAAGACGAAAGCAATATAGAAACAAGCAAAGTCAAAAGTAATAGATAAGTCATGCTTACAATAGAAAATACCTATCCCCCATCTATCTGACTTTCCCTTAAATACTCTCATTTCTCTCCTTTCCTATTTCTGTCTAATTCTCTAACTGCCCGCTCTTCTTGCACCATTGCTAGAGTTAAAAAGTATCCAATGCCATCTACAACATTATCTAACTTATGAGCGTTTGCTTGCCTGCTTATTTTTATGCCAACCATACATAAGGCTACTTGCTCGGCTGAAACTGGCACTCCAATTATGGCTTCCCATATCTTTCCTGCTCTTGTAAAATCATCTAAAGGGTGTCCGTAAGTATCTTGTCTATCTCCAGTTACTAACTTAGCCGCATAAGCAGCAATATCTCTTGGGTCATTCATAATCTCGGGATACTCCAATCATTACTTTGAGTCAGCGAAACAGGAACTATTCCTGATGGCATTCCCTTACCGCCGCTTAACTCAGTAAGCGCCCATACTAGTGCGTCTAATCGGTCAGGAGAATCATTTGAGTCAGGTGTCCAAATTACTAACTGGTCTTCTAGTTTAGGAAAGGCTCCAACATGGTGAACTCGTCCTTGTTCATAAAGCGCTGATACAGGTTCGGCTCTAACTGACTTACCTCGGCTAGCAGTTACTTTCTTAACTGGGACATTAGCGTCTACTTGTCTTAAAACTAAAACCACCATATCTCCGCCGTTATTAGTTTCGGCAACTATCTTGTCGGCCTTCCAATCTGTATAAGCATTGACGGCTTGTCTTGCCCAGTTATCAGGACTTGCCCTTAAAGTTCTGTCGTCTAATACGTAATAGTGCTTATCTCGGCTTATACCTGCTACAACAATTCCAGTTTCATCGCTATTTTCACCCGAAGTTACGGCAGGGTCAATCGCTACAACTATACGCTGTAAGTCAGGAACATCTTCTTTTCTTATGCGGGTCTTTTCTATCATTCCCCTCGTCCATAACGCACCCTCTACCTCTTCAAGCATTTCTCCATATAACTCTTGCCGACCAGTTCTAGTTCCTGCATATCTATTTTCTAATTCTGCGAGCGCAGCAGGTGCCAAGTTGGCAGCATTATCAAAAGTACTACCTCTAGTAACTACTACTGAGCCATCTTTACGAGTTAATAAATCTCTAAGCAGGGCGGTGGGTTTAGGTGTAGTTGTAACAATCGTTCTTGGCTTATCACCTAAACGCAAGCCGAATTGTAATTGCGTCCAAACATCGTCATATCTGAACGAGGCTAACTCATCTACCCATGCGCCATGATGTTGCGGACCACGAAGGCGGTCAGGCTCATCACCTGAAAATAACTTTATGCGGCTACCGTTAGTTAAATTGATTTCGCCTTTAGTTGAGTTATACCCGCCTTTACTTTTTAGCATTTGATATCTCTCGGCTACTTTTAATAATCCTGATTCACCCTCAGCGCAAACATCTCTTGCGTCTCCGAAAGTAGGGGCTAATACCGCCCATCTTGTATAGTCGTTTTTACAGGCTTGATAAATTAGCCATTCAGCAGCAGTTCTAGTTTTGCCAGCACCTCGGCCTGCCATAAACAGCCAAGTATTCCATAAGCCGTCAGGTTCTAATTGAGCAGGTCTTGCCCATTTATCACTCCACAGGTATCTGGCTATCGCCTGCTCGTTCGGCAAGGACCTTTCGGAGTTCTTCAACGGCCTCATCAATGTCCCCTCCGCCTGTATAAATGGTCATTTCAGACTTACTATCAATCTTAGTAGGCGCATCCAAGCCTAGTAGTTTTGCTCTGCGTTCCATAATTCTTAATGTGGTGGACGCACTCGCAGGATTACCTGTCCGAATAGCGTCATTGTAAAATCGAGTCATCATTCGGTCTAGACGCTCTAACTCTTGTTGCCTTATCTCTTCGGCTGGCTCTCTTAAAGTCCTTACTAAAGCCCTTGAATAGGCATTGTAAGCCGCTCCAGCACTGGCATAGCCAACCTCTTTGGCAATTGTGTCCCAAGGCAAGCCAAGCAAGCGGGCTTCTAAGACTTTCCGCTCTCGTTCTATAACTTCAGGGTCAATTCCCTTAGTTTTTGCCACTAGTTTTTACTCCTATGTTTTACCAATAGTATCAAAAATCAATCAGAAATCAATTTTAGGAACTCATTGCGTGTTTCGGGTTCTGCCCTAAAACTACCGAGCATTACTGAAGTTACCATCTCTCCTGTTTTCTTAACTCCTCGATTACTCATGCAAGTGTGGTGCGACTTAATAACTACCCCTACACCTGAAGCCGCTACATGCTCTTGTATGGCATGGGCGATATCGCTTGTAAGCCTTTCTTGGACCTGTAGGCGCTTGGCGAAGGTATCAACTACCCTAGCCAATTTACTAAGCCCTACGACCCTTCCTGTCGGGATATAGCCCACCGCAGCAGTTCCCTTAAAGGCCAGCATATGGTGTTCGCACATACTTACAAAAGGGATATCTTTTAAGATAATCATTTCATCATAAGGCACGTCAAAAGTAGTCCCTAGAATTGTGGCTGGGTCTTCCACATAACCAGTCGTCATCTCTTTTAAGGCTTTAACTACTCTTTTAGGGGTATCTCTTAATCCATCTCGGTCAGGGTCTTCCCCTAATGCCCTTAAAATCATTTTTACGCCAACTATGGCATTTTCGTCTAACTCCAACATTATCTCCCTCTCGTTTGACCCCAAGCAAGGACATGTAGCCTTGTCGATAAGTTCCAGCCTTTTTCTATTACGGCATCTGCCAATTTAACTGTATTGATTAAATGGGTTTGTGGGTCAGCCCCTTCGGGCATAATCCATATCGCTTCCCTCGGAATCTTGTAAATGCGAGCCAAGTCTAAAACTTCATTTAAGACGGTAGGTTTTTGGCAAACGAACTTAAAGACCGCTTTACCGTCCCAAGCCAGTTCAGAATAGGCGTTCATCGCCTCGACTTTTATTCTGTCCTTAAATGCGTCTCCAGCATGACCTAATTTAGGGCTGATAGTAAAAAGATTAACGGCTTTAATGTAATCCTCTCTAGGAGGCAAAGTTCCATTACTTTCTATTTCGAAGTCAATTAAAGGCATTAAGGATTTAAGGTGTACAAGTCCTCTTTGTTGTAAAGAAGGCTCTCCGCCTGTAACTATTAACCTATCAACAACCATCTTATCTATCTCCTCAGCAACATCTGAACATAATATCCGATGGCTTTCTTTACTTCGGTCATATTTAGTCCAGTCCCATGAGTAAGGAGTATCGCACCAAGTACAGGCCAAATTACAACCTGCCAATCGTAAAAATCCGACTAGCCGACCAGTATGCGGACCTTCTCCTTGGATTGTTGGGCCAAATATCTCATTGACATTTAGCGAGCGAACTTCCTTACTTTCTTCGCTCATGGGCGATAAATGGCAGAGTTAGCCCCATGCTCGGCTACTTCGACTTCGATTACTTTACATCTAGAAAAGTATCCTTCTTCTTTCAAAGTATCAAAAGCCAAGTTATAGGCGAACTCAGCAAACTTTTCGCAGCCGACGTCGGGCAAGATAGTTAAGTCGATTACTCCTAATTGATGTAGGTTCTCAAAGGCTTCTAAATGCGGGTCGTCGGCGGCAACTACAGTCTTATGGTCAAATGTATTTTCTAATTTCTTTTTCAAAGACTTTAATCCACCAAAGTCAACAACCCAATTTTTTTCATCGAGGGCTGTCGCCTCGAAAGTAAATTTAATAGCGAGCGCATAGCCATGCAGGAATTGGCAATGACTCTTAGTCGCTCTCCATTGTCTGAAAGCACAAGTAAGCCCTACTTCATGACCATATCGCTTAGTACTTCTAAACATTGGCCTTTTTCGCAATTTCTTCTAGGGCGAACTCAATGCCATTTTCGTACTCGGTAGGGTCTGTAACTTCGGCATTAATAAACGCTTCAATTCTTTCTACGCAAGTTCCGCAACGACCGCAATGAACTTCTCCGCCTTTATAGCACGACCAAGTAAGTTCATAAGGCACTCCCAAGTCGTCACCTAACTTAGCAATATCTGCTTTAGTTTTAGTAATAAAAGGTGCTTCTAATCGGAAGTTAGCCGTTGCATGTCCCTCGTTACCTTTTATGAACGCTTGGTTCAAAGGCTCAAAAAAGGCAGGGCGGCAATCAGGATAGATAAAATGGTCGCCTGCATGTATACCTGTAGCAACTACTTCAGCACCTTCGGCTACTCCAATTGCTGTCGTAATGCTTAACATCATGGCATTTCGATTAGGCACGACAGTTATTCGCATAGTTTCTTCTGCATAGTGCCCATCAGGAACGACTATTTCATCTGAAGTTAAACTGCTAGTGCCAATTAGATGCTTAATTTGTGTTAAATCAATAATATCTACGAGCGCACCTAATTGCTCTCCTATTTTGAATAAACTTTCCAGTTCTTTGGAATGGCGCTGGCCGTAATTAAAACCGACTAGATGGACTTGATAGCCTTTCGATTTGTAATAGTAAGCCATAGTGGCGGAGTCCATACCGCCACTAGTTACTAATGTTGCTTTAAGCACTTAAGGGAACTCCTCTTGTGGCTGTAGAAGTCATACGCAGACCGCCTCTTATTTGTTGAACAGTAGTTACTGTTACTCGACGAGGGGCGATTGAGTAATAAAAATCATCGGCTATTTTGGCGGTTATAGCCTCTCCAAACATACCTGTATTTCTAAAACTCATTAGGTATAGTTTCAAAGATTTACTCTCCACGCAATAGTCGCTAGGAGTATAAGTTATCTCCAAGGTATAGATATCAGGTTGATTAGTTACAGGGCAGAGAGCGCATAACTCATCAGTTACGAAACTTACAGCCGCAACAGAAGGGGAAGGAAATTTCTCAAGTTGCTCGGCCGTAATTGAGCCATCTACCTTATTACCTAAAATAGTTAAGTCTTTAGTTAGGTCCATAATTAGTCTTGTCCTTTCAAAGTCCACTCATATCTTGGGCGGATTAAATAAATTAACGGAGCAGTTACTACAGAGGTTAGATATTTAATCCAACAGTTAGCCCAGAAGATACAGATTACAACGGCTGCTGGCAAGGCACCGCCAAAGGCTATGAAGGCAAATAAAGCAGAGTCGATTGGTACTGAAATGGCATTACTGGCTAAAACTCGTCCATATTGGTATTTGTCGCCAAATTTTGTAACCCATAATCTATAGGCTTCAGTATCTAGTAATTCAGCAATAGTCATTGCAACTATAGAGGCCGCAACAATACGCCATGAAGGTGACAGTACGGTCGCCCATTCGCTTTGCTCTCCGACAGCCATATCAGGGTTCATTCGTGCGACTATCCAAAACACGCTAGCCATTACTAAGTTAACGGCAGCGCCAACTAAAATCACTACTCGGCTAGCGGCTGTTCCTGCTACTTTATGGACTAAATCTCGTAAAGTAAATGTAAGCGGGTAGATAAGGGTTCCAGCGTCAATTGATAACCCGAATAGCGTAACAATGCGCAACGAAGCAACATTCGATATAAGAGTGCTTGCGATATAAAAGCCTGCGACGGCTATTAGAAGTGCCACCCAAGTTCTATTTATAGAATTGGTTTTCATCTTTCTCCTTTGTTTTGTTAATGGGGGTTCTACGACCCCATTATTTTTATTTATTCTCGAGCAGTTCCTTAATAAGCAGTCCTGCTGCTACTTTGGTATCGCTTGGGAATTCTTGTTTCTTTAACGCCATGGCATTTTGCCATTTTTGTTGCGTTTCGCTATCTAGGACTGCCACTACCTTAAATGCCTCTTCTTCTTGGGTGTAAAGTTCTTCTCCATCGGGCATAGTTTCTAATTCTGTCCAATCAAATTTGGCTATATCTAAAATTTCATTCAACTGTTCAGGAGTGTAAGGCAGACCAATAATTAAATCTTCTCCAAGTTCAGGCGCTAGTTCCGCCAATAAAGTTCCTAGGCTAGTTAAGTCCGCTCGACCTCGAGTTTCATTCATAATTACAGTTAGGCGTTTTGCTTTAGCCTCATCTATTGCCAAAATAATGGCAGGAATCTCTTTATTCTCTAACAAGGCTGGAACATTACCTTTGCCTTTTTTATTCTCTACCGCAATTTGCTGTAAAGCCTTCCACCTATGCTCACCATCTACGATTTCATAAAAACCTTTTTTGTCGGGGTGTTTGCGAACAATAATTGGCATTACGAAACCGTTATCGCAAATCGACTCCATTTCAGCAGCGTATTGACGCTCTGTTTGTTTATTTGGATTCCAAGGGTTGGGAGTTACTTTGGTAATAGGAAGATTAGTTACTGCTAGTTCCATAATGCCTCATTTCTCATAGGGACAACCTACCAAACTTGACTTCTAATTGATAGCGCTGGGCTTAGTTTCCATCACCCATAATTTTCGTGTCTTGGACTGCTCAACTTCGATTAGCCCGAAGCCGTGCCTTTGATAGAACTTTATGGCATTTTCGTTATCTTCTGTAACTTTTAAGCGCACTCCAGCGCCTACTTCGCCTGCTAATTTAATAAGTCCATCTATTAACAGGCCCCCAATGCCATACCTTCTTGCGGGCTTAATTACTGCGATTTTATGAATAGTCCATTTAGGCTTGGTTACAGCGCCAAACTCTACGAAACCGTAAACTCTTTTGCTATCTGCGGCGACCAAAATATGTCCTTTTTCTATTGCGTTCTTAAAAGCCGTGGTAGGTAGCCAGCCTAGCAAGTCGATATCTTCTCGGGCAATAAAAACGACGGACTTGAAATGCTTAAGTTCGGCTTTAATAACCTCTACTTTGCTGACATCTATGCCTGCCACGAACCTAGCCGTTCCATTACATAATTCAGTTTATTGTCGGGGTTCCTTTGAACTTCTTTGGTCGTAAAGTGATTTTTAATAAAAAATTCGACTAACTTGTCGTTTTGGCTCGAGATAGTTACTTCTACCCGCTTACCTATGCTCTGGGCTTCGTCGACTAATGTGCTGACTAAACTGCTTCCGATTTTATGATTTCGAACAGGCTTTGCGATTACTAA